GGGTATAAACATTATAACTCCAAATTGTGACCCTTCTGCCGCCAATGATAAGAGTCTCCCACGAGATTCTTATCTGGTTACCTATGGCGATAATGGTGAAGAAAAACATGATATTGTTCAAGGTCTTCAATCAGATATTTTTGATCACTATTGGGACAAGTATCGTGATTTTAGAGCAATGAAGTGGACTCAGGGAACGGTGAGCCCTAAGATGTGGGGTTACGTACCAAACGAAAAGAAGAAAAAGAAATGAACGAAGAAAATCTCCGAGAACAAATAAATCAATTGATTCGTGATGAGATCCAAGAGAACATTAATGAGTTCGTTGATATGAAAGAAGAAGAAAGAAAGTCTGGACTTGGATTTATTGGTACAGATGATAATAAAGATCTTACTGTAAAAATTCCCAACAAAGAGATTGATAAGATCATCAAGGAGTATAAGAAGATAAAAAAATATCAGAAGTCATCTTTGTTTGAAATCAAGAAGCTAAACCAAAATTGACTTTTATTTCCCGGAATCGTCGGAAAAAACTCCGGCAAAATTTTTGGTCTGTAGGGTCGATTGACTAAATATCAATAACGGGGTATAATACCCTTACGTTCATCCCATGATTTTACCTCTACTGCTGGCACTGTCCTCACCAGAACCATCATTACTTCTCACTTGTGAGCAGTTTGATTGGTTGGTAAAAAGAACTTTAGATACTAAGTCTCTTTCTCTTCCACAGAAAGTAGACTTTATTCAGAGTTATTCTAAATGGACAGATCCCTCATGTTTCGAGGTAAAAGAATAGGACGCAAGTAGGACGACGCGGAACGGATCGTTCATCCCAAAAAGGGACGCAAACGCCGCCCGAAGGAACGGGATTTAACAATCTCATTTCTTTGGAGTAGAACAATGTCTAAAGTCGTTTACCGTGGTCAATCTTACGACACTGAAGAGCGTCGTGAGGCACTGAAGCAACTTCAGCAAGAGCAATGGTTCAGCGAAATCTATCGTGGAATCAAGTTTGAGAAGAATCTCTTTAGGGAGAAAGGAAAGTGATTGTGGGAATAGTGGGTTCATTCACTGCTTTTTCTGCGGCATTTATGCTTTTAATCTATGCGGAAGTCAAATTACTGAGTAAATAAGTTTCAGAGGAGTCTTGACGACTCCTCTTTTTTTGTGTAGAATGGTATGAGATAGCACTATCTTATGGACAAAGACAAACTAAAATTGATTGTCCGTAATCTAGAGTTGTTGGTTGATTCTCTGAAAGCAGAAGTGTATTCCGATACACAGAGTTATTTGGAATACAAAGACCAAACACTGCATGATTACGACGAAATCTTTGATGACGATGATGGGTATCCAGACTAATGGTTAGTAGAGCAAAAAAACTTGTAAAGCTGCTTGAGCGACTAATCAAGCAAAATCATCTCTATACTGACGAAAAGATTCGTGAGATGAAAGTGCAACTTCGTGAGTTGAAAGAGCAACTCGCAGAAATCGAAAAGAAAACATCAAAAGGATTTGGAGAATGAGCGTAAAACTGGTTAGTGTAACCCCTGATGCGGAGCAGACAATGGCGTATGTTGCCAGAGTCTCGAACCCAAATAATCAGGAAAACCCCAACTATGCAAAGTTGTTGGGTTATTGCATCAAGCACAACCACTGGTCTGTGTTTGAGCAGAGTTTTATGACTCTAGAAATTGAGACCACCCGTGGTCTGGCAGCTCAAATTTTGCGTCATCGTAGTTTCACATATCAAGAGTTCTCCCAACGCTATGCTGATTCTTCCCTACTCGCAAAGACGATCCCAGTCCCAGAACTTCGTCGTCAAGACACCAAGAATCGCCAGAATTCTATTGACGACTTGGATCCAGAGTTTGTGGAGTTGACCAACAAGCAGATTGAGACTTACTTTGCTCAAGGTATGAGTCTGTATCAGCACCTGCTTGATAACGGAGTCGCAAAAGAGTGTGCTCGTTTTGTGCTTCCTTTGGCAACTCCTACTCGTTTGTATATGTCCGGTTCTTGCCGTTCGTGGATTCATTATATCCAACTGCGTTCTGCCAACGGCACCCAGAAAGAGCACATGGAGATCGCAGAAGCATGTAAGAAGATCTTTTCAGAGCAGTTCCCCACAGTTGCGGAAGCACTGGAGTGGGTCTAAATATCATTACTTGAAGATATAATTACATGGCGACGTATCCTGTTGTAAATACAACCACTGGTGAACAAAAAGAAGTGACAATGAGTGTCACTGAATGGGATCAGTGGAAAGCGGAAAATCCAGATTGGATTCGTGACTGGTCTGATCCATCTACTTGCCCACAACCTGGAGAAGTGGGTGATTGGAAGGACAAACTTCGCAAGTCTAAACCTGGGTGGAACGATGTGCTGCACCGCGCAGCGAAAATGCCTGGTTCACGAGTTAAGAAAATCTAAATGGCAAGAAGAAAAAGAGCATCTGCAGAGCAACCTATTGGGGTTGGTCTCACGGCAAAGCAGATGAAGCGGAAGAAACCGCTCAATTCAGAGTATCTAGTTGACATCGACCCACTAACAGACAATCAAAAACGTCTGTTTGAATCCTATCAAGAAGGTAAGCATATTGTTGCTTATGGTTGTGCAGGCACTGGTAAGACCTTTATCACCCTCTACAATGCCCTTCGTGATGTATTGGATGAAAGGACACCTTATGAGCGTATCTACCTTGTACGCTCTCTTGTAGCGACCAGAGAGATTGGTTTTCTTCCTGGGTCACATGAAGACAAAGCAGACATCTACCAAATTCCTTATAAGAATATGGTGAAGTATATGTTNNTCTGGTCTACTTCATTCCTTCGTGGCACAACTCTTGACAACTCTATTGTCATTGTTGATGAGTATCAAAACCTCAACTTCCATGAGTTAGATAGTATTATCACTCGTGTTGGTGAGAATACCAAAATCTGTTTCTGTGGTGATGGTGTACAGTCTGACCTGCAGAAGTCTAACGAGCGTAATGGCATTCATGACTTTATGAGTGTGTTGCGTAAAATGCCATCCTTTGATATAATTGAGTTTGGGGTCGATGATATTGTCCGCTCTGGACTTGTCAAGGAATATATCCTAGCAAAAATGGAAGCAGGTTTTTAATGTTTGATCATGTTGATGTTAGTCTCCCTAGTCTTGAAAGGGAGACTATTGATGGTGTAAGGTATTACAAAGTCCCTGATGACGATGATCTTATCCGACTGGTCTCCATTACTTCGGTGACCAGTCATTTTAATAAGGAAATCTTCGTCAAATGGCGTAAAAAAGTTGGTAATGAAGAAGCAGATCGTATTACGAAACGGGCAACCAGTCGTGGTACTGATATGCACACGCTGGTAGAGCATCATCTTAAGAATGAAGACCTACCAAAGGTGCAACCTATCTCAGATTTTCTTTTTAAGATTGCTAAACGAGACCTAGAACGTATAAATAATATATACGCCCTTGAAGGTTCCCTATATAGTAAGCAACTAGGCATTGCTGGAACCGTTGATTGTATTGCTGAATATGATGGCGAACTAGCAATAATAGATTTTAAAACATCTAAAAAACCGAAACCACGCGAGTGGATCGAACACTATTTTGTACAGTGCATGGCATATGGTTGTATGCTGTACGAACTGACTGGTATTTCAGTCAAAAAACTTGTAATCATTATGGCATGTGAAAATGGAGAATGCGTCGTCTATGAAGAACGAGACAAATCAAAGTACATCAAACTTCTCACAGAATATATTGGAAAGTTTGTTAGAGATAAACTGGAACTCTATGGAACAGAATAAAGAACTAGAGCAAGTAATTGCTAGTAAGTTTTTAACGCCATCAAAATTTTCTCTTGAAATTGAAAAGATTGTTGCCGAAGAATCGATGAATTATATTGATGCTATTTGCCACTATTGCGAAATCAATGGTCTTGAGGTAGAATCGGTTGTCAAGCTCGTATCTAAACCTCTTAAAGAAAGGTTGAAAAATGATGCGATTAATTTAAATTTCATGAAGAAGACTTCGAGAGCAAAACTGCCTCTATGACCGTGACACCCTTTGATACATATCAACACTATTTGTCACTAAAAAATCATTTTACAAATCCAAAATACGATTTCTTTAAGTATGGTGCGAAAACCCGTGCCAGTATGACCTCCTTCAACAAACGAAAGGATAAATACTGGTTCGAGAAAACAAGTCGCAAGTATTCTGATAAAGAAGTTGTAGATTTTTTAGTATCTAATTTCACTGCCACCGATAACCCGCAAAATTTATGGATAGGAGAGATTATCAATTCTGGCGAAAGAAACTATTCCGAGTGGATGAAACGCCAACAGAGTTTGACGTACTTATTCAAAGAGCAAAGCAGCGAATTGTTATTGGAGAACGAGTTAGAGACTTTGTTCAACTGTACCAAGGGACATCCTCTAATACTCAAAAAGTTTCTAAGCGGGAGCGTATCGCTAGAAACCTTAACAATCTTCGACAAAGTATTCCATTTCTCAAAA